AATCTCAAATTTTACTATATAAGTTATTTTTTAGTGAACAGTTTGGAGTGCCTATAGAAAATATAGATGTTAAATTTTTTATAGTTAAACGTAAAATATGGGAAGGAGGTGATTTTCCTCAAAAGCGTATTCAAGAATTTACACCTGCTAATGGAAAAACCAAAATCAAAAAAGCTAAAACCCATTTAGATAACTTTATCAATTCTGTTTTTTGTATAGATGGAACGCATCAAACTATAGATCATCAGCCTAATCCAGATAAATCCAATTGTAAATATTATCCATACAATCGATTAAAATCTTTATGCCCTAAAGGAATATAATTACATAGATTTTTTATATTCTTATAATATTTATAATAAAATGGTAGGTATATATAAAATCATAAGTCCTAGTAAAAAAATATATATTGGTCAAGCAACTAATATTAAAAAAAGATGGGATTATTATACAAAAACAATATGTAATGATCAACCAAAACTATATAACTCACTTAAAAAATACGGTTGGAAACAACATATGTTTGAAATTATAGAAGAATGTTCTGTAGAACAACTGGATGAAAAAGAAATATTTTATAAACAACAATTTATAAATGAGTTTGGATGGGATAAAGCTTTATTTTGTCATTTAATTGATGGAAAAGGAGGACATAAATCTGAAGAAACTAAACATAAAATAAGTCAAGCTAATAAAGGAAAAAAACATTCTGTAGAATCATGTTTAAAAAAATCTATATCTTTAATTGGAAGAAAATACTCATATGAAACTAAACAAAAAATGAGAAAATCTAATTTAGGGGTAAGTAGAGGTAAAGGTATTTCTAAATCAAAAGAACAAATTTTAAAAACAAGTAAAAGTTTACGTAAATCTGTTCTACAATATGACTTAAAAGGAAATTTTATTAAAGAATGGGAGGGAGGAATTGAGGTACAAAATATATTAAATTTAAATATAAATTCATGTATTAACGGAAAAGCTAAAACGGCTGGAGGATTTATTTGGAGAAAGAAAAATGATCCTCTCCCATTAAATTTTGATTTAGAAACATTCTTAACAAAAAAAGATACGGGGATGAAAAAACCCATGTCTAAAGAACATAGAAAAAATATAGGGAAATCATTAAAAGGAAGAAAAATAACATGGAATACTAAACCTTAAAAAAGAGCTATGCGATAAGGCTCACAAGTAGTATATATGTATATATGTATATATCGTTATGGAAAAAGAAGAAATACTCACCTCAGTAAAGGTCAATAAAGAATTATTTGAAACATTCAAAATAGAATGTGCAAAACGAAAATTTAGTTTAAATAAGCTTGTAAATCGAGCAATTGCTTTGTATATTTCGGACCAAGAATTTAAAAAGCAAATTACTAATACTAAAAATTAAAAGTTATATGAAAGAAAAATTAGGTTATTTACCTCAAAACCAAAGAAAAAAAATACTTCTTATATGTGATGACATTCGAGTCCATAGTGGAGTAGCTACTGTAGCTAGAGAAATGGTTATTAATACTGCTCACCATTTTAATTGGGTTCAAATAGCAGGAGCTATTAATCATCCTGATAAAGGTAAAAAATTAGATCTATCACAAGATACTAATGTTAATGCTCAAATCAATGACTCATCTGTAACTATATATCCAACAGATGGATATGGAGATCCAAATTTTCTTAGACAGTTAATTCAGATTGAAAATCCAGATGCTATATTTTTGATTACAGATCCAAGGTATTTCATTTGGTTATTTCAGATAGAAAATGAAATTAGAAGAAAAATGCCTATTGTTTATTTAAACATATGGGATAATTATCCTGCTCCAATGTATAATAAAGCATATTATGAAGCATGTGATGCATTATTAGGTATATCTAAACAAACAGTTAATATCAATAAGTTAGTATTAGGTGACAAAGCCAAAAATAAAATTATTGAATACGTACCTCATGGATTAAATGAGCAAATATTCAAACCATTTACAGATGAGGAAAAACAGCACCCAGAATATCTTAAATTAAAAACAGAATTATTTAAAGGAAAAGAATATGACTTTGTTTTGTTCTTTAACTCAAGAAACATTCGTAGAAAACAAATTCCTGATACTTTATTAGCATATAAATTATTTGTTGATTCATTACCTGAAGACAAAGCACAAAAATGTGCTATGTTATTACATACACAAATTGTAGATGATAACGGAACTGATTTAGCTGCGGTATGTGAGTATCTATTTGGGGACAATAAAAAATACAACATTATCTTCACAAATAGAATGCTAAGTAACATACAGATGGGTTACATTTATAACATGTCTGATACTCAAATTTTATTAACATCAAATGAAGGATGGGGATTAGCATTAACTGAAGCTATTCTATGTGGTAATCCAATTATTGCTAATGTAACAGGCGGAATGCAAGATCAAATGCGTTTTGTTAAAAATGGAAAATGGGTTGATTTTGATGATGAATTTCCTTCAAACCATAACGGTACGATTAAAAAATGTGGTAAATGGGCATTTCCTGTTTTTCCAGCTAGTAGATCAATTCAAGGTTCTCCAATAACTCCTTACATATGGGATGATAGATGTACAGCTGAAGATGCTTCTGAACAAATAAAAAATGTTTACAATTTATCTAAAGAAGAAAGAAAACAAAGAGGATTAAAAGGTAGAGAATGGGCTATAAGTGATGAAGCTGGATTTACAAGTGAAAAAATGAGTAATAGAATTATTAAACATTTAGATAATTTATTTGCTACTTGGAAACCAAGAGAAAAATTTGAACTTATAGATACTAAAAATATTCAAAAGAAAACATTAAACCACAAATTAATATATTAATTGTATTATTCCGTGAGGCACACATATTTATAATAAAATAATGTGCCTCATGGATTATCAAAACATTTACAGTCAAATTATAGAACGTGCTAAAAATCATCAATTAGAAGGTTATAAAGAAAAACATCATATTATACCTAAATGTATGGGTGGTACTGATGAAAAGGAAAATATAGCAGAATTAACAGCTAAGGAACATTTTTTATGCCATATGTTACTTTGTGAAATATATCCTAAAGAATATAAACTTAGACATGCTTTATTTTTAATGGCCATAGGTAAACAAAAAGTTAAAGAAAATACATATGTTATAGGTTCAAGAGTTTATGAACGGTTAAGAAAAGAATATTCTCAAATGTTAACTGGTAAAAAACATAGTGAAGAAACATGTATTAAGAAAAGTAATAAAATGAAAGAAATTTGGGATTCTAAATCTTATGAAGAAAAACAACTTATATCTTCTAAGAGACAGAAAACTAAACTTAAAAACGGAACAAATAAAATTAGTAAAACTACTGCTGAAAATATATCTAAATCACTACAAGGAAGAAAGATAACATGGGATCGAGGAGTGAATAAGAAAATACTACAGTTTGATTTAAAAGGAAATTTTATAAAGGAATGGGATAGTATAGCTGAAGCTAGTAGGAGTGTGAAGGGAGATGTTGGATCTCACTTAACAGGAAGGCAAAAAACAGCTGGAGGTTATATTTGGAAATACAAAGAAAATTAGTTATATTTAAATAAAAATCAAATTTATGAATAGTAAAAACACATGTGTTATTTATGCTGCGATAGATACACTTTCAGGCTACGGCGCTCGCAGTCGAGATACTGTTAAATCAATAATTGATCTAAAAAAAGATGAATGGGACATTAAAGTCATGTCATGTCCTTGGGGTAATACTCCTAATGGATTCATTAGAGAAAACCCAGAATGGCATTTTTTAAATAACTATATGTTACCTAATCCTCAACTTACATATCAGCCAGATATTATGATTTGGATTACTATTCCAACTGAATTTCAAAAAGTAGGTAAATATAATATAGGAATTACAGCTGGATTAGAAACAGATATAGTACCTGGAGATTGGATTGAAGGAGTAAACAGAATGGATTTAGTGTTAGTATCCTCAGAACATTCTAAAAAAGCATTTTTAGATTCTAAATTCCAAAGAGTAAATAGTCAAACTCAACAAGTTGAAGGTATTATTGAAGTTAAAACACCTATTGAAGTTATTTTTGAAGGTTTTGACTCTAACACTTATAAATTTTTAGATACACCCAACAAAAATATAGCTAAGTTAAATTCAATTCCTGAAGATTTTTGTTATTTATTCTGCGGCCACTGGCTTCAGGGAGATTTAGGTGAAGATAGAAAAAATGTAAGTTTATTAATAAAAGCATTTTTAGAAGTATTTAAAAATAAATCTAAAAAACCAGCACTTGTTTTAAAAACCTCAATAATAGGTCCATCATATATGGATAGAGATGAAATTTTGAAACGTATTAATATGATTAGAGAAACAATAAATTCATCAGATTTACCTAATGTTTATCTAATACATGGTGAATTCACAGATGCTGAAATGAATGAAATTTATAATCATCCTAAAATAAAAGCAATGGTTAGCTTAACTAAAGGTGAAGGATTTGGACGCCCATTACTTGAATTTACTCAGAGTAAAAAACCAATTATAGCTACTAAATGGAGTGGTCATTTAGATTTTTTAAATCCTGAATTTACTACTCTAATAGATGGTGCATTAACAAATGTACATCCAAGTGCTGCTAATAATATGTTATTAAAAGAAGCAAAATGGTTTACACCAGATCATGGTCAAGTAGGATATCATTTGAAAAACATATTTGAAAACTATAAGGATTATGTTGATGGGGGAAAACGTCAAGGATATTATGCTAAACAAAATTTCACATATGAGAAAATGGTTGAAAAAATGGCTGAGTATTTAAAACGTATCCCTCAGTTTCCAAAACAAATTTCTCTTAAATTGCCACAACTCCGTAAAATCGAGTTACCCTCTTTAAAGAAAATTGAATCTTAAATTAAAAAATTATTTATATTAAAAATAAAATCAATGAATAATTTAGTAACATTTTTTAAAAATTTTAAATCTCTTAAAAAATACTTTTTTGAAGAATTAAATAGAATGACAAATGAAAGACTCTTAGGTGAAATATTAAAAGAATATGTTGTTAAACATGATCTTATTAATTCAAAAGCCAATGAAGAATTGCTAGAAAAATATAAAAAAATTTGCGATAAAAAACAATAAAAAATATGAAAGATAAATTAACCAACTGCACACATTGTGGAAGCATTGATGGATGTTATGTAATAGAAAATTCACCAACAATTAAAACTTATAGTTGCTTCTCATGTGGATTTACAACAAACTCCTTAATGAAAGATGGAGAAGAATTCTATAACCAACAATTAGAAGTATTACCTGAACTTTATAAAGATGTAATATTCACTGATGAAAATGGTCTTAAATGGATGCCTACCACTATTAATTTACCTCAACAAGGAATGGTATTTTATAATGGTACTAGTAAAGAAAATGCTAAATGGGCCGCTGTGAAAGCTATTAAAGTAACTGATGAAGAAAAAGAAAAATATCCTATCAAAAACAAACCAGGTGAATATTATGAATTTAGAATAGATATGACTACTATGAAATCATTTGAAATGAAAGAATTTTCAGATGCTTTAGATTATATAGGTATTTTGTCTATAAAA